TAATGACATCGTTTAAATCCCTAACCTTTGCACCTGATGAAACAACTATTTGATTTGCCATTATTATTAATTTATAACTAAATTATTGAAAAAGACTTCTTACGAACTCCCCACTTTCTAAAACTCTACTAAATGTTAATATCCCAGTTGAACTTACCCACTTCACTTGCTCATCTACAGGAGTACCAGTTGATAAAATTGCTTGAACATCAATACCACCTCTTGATACATAAAGACAAGATTTGCCTATCATATCAGAATATGTTATTGTAGTTTCTCCACCAGCTGCCGTTGTTCCTTTAGTGTAAACTGCACCACCTCCTACTATTACCACACCTTCTGGGTTTATTGTTGTTCCTGTTAAGCCATAAGCACCTGATCCTTGCAATGTTACTGTGTAAGTAGCCATATCTTTATAAGGAGCATTTATTTGTAAACTTGTTAGATTACAATTACCACTTATAATAACTAAGCCATCTATTCCGTTATCAATAACAAACTTTATTTCTATTTGAGTTCTATCTTGTTGCTGCTGAAGTAAAAAAAGATATCCATAACCACCTAAAGTTATTAAGCCATTACAGTTAACACTCCAAGAAGCTATGTCGTTTTTATATTCACGATACCAAGCACTTGTTTGAGAAGTTACTTCCTTTTGGTCAACATTAACTGAAAATGAACAATTTGTTGAACAAGCAAATGCTATATCTCTACCCTCTGGATATGTCTCCGAAGCTGGTTCGTGATAATAAAGCATTATATTTTTACCGAGTACATTGTCTGCCATATTGCAAATTTACTTAAATTAAGATATTGTAAGATATTTCATAACCATTAGTTGCTTCTATATCAGTATTTGATATTTGTAGCAACGTTGCTTGAGTTTGGTCATTAGGATAACTAATTGTAGCATTGCCTAACATATATGAGTTATTTGCTACATTTATTTGGCTTGGGTCTGTATCCGTAGCTTTTAATAATTTAGAAGCATTTAGTATTCCATTTGATGTAGAAAAGCTAGATAAATTACAATCTATGTTAATAATATTATGAGCATATATATTAGTATATTTTTGCATCAATAGTTGTACTAAACTTGGGAAGGTTGTTTCAGAACCATATTCATACCAAGCAAATGGATTGTTACCATTACTTAATAATAAAATGCCTTTTTCAACAGGATAATAACTACCACTTGTAAAATTTCCATAAGGAATATCAATACTTTTTACATATTCTTTTGTATCATTTATATAACTAAAATAATATATATTACTAATTAATGGAGTAATGTGAAGTGCCATATTACTTAATTGAGCAAAATTACCAGTACCAGCTTCAAGTGAATATTTAAAATGTAATTCTCCAGCTATTGGAGTAACTGCAGTTTTAAAACTATATGAGTTTACATCACTACTACTTGCACCACTATAAGCAGTAACAGTATAAAATTGAGAAGTTGTTACCCAAGCAGTTCCATTCCACCAATAATTATCTACTCCGTCAGTTATTAATACATAAACAAAACCTCTAGGACTTGCACTCAAATCTTGTCCTTGAAATATCCAAGAAAACTCAAGTTTAACCCCACCTATTATTTTAGGATAAGAACCTGATTCTATTTCAATAGAAGCATCGTTAGTAAGAGATGTGCTTCCCCTTATTAATCTATATTGTGCAAATGAATCAGTATCATTATTTACAATTGTAACTGTACTTCCTACTCCGTGAAAATCAATTTGCCAATTATCTGCATATAAACCAGTAAAAGGTCTAAAATTACCATTAGATATATAATTATCTGCTAATGATGCATTATAATTAAATTCTACTTTATTAAACCCCTTTTTCATTATTTTTAATTGCGAGTTATCTATAAAATATAAACCACTCGTATTCCCAATATAACTTTGTATTGTACTTAATGTATTTAAGTTATCCCCACTTGATGCAACTGTTCCTGTATATGTATATTCAGTAAACCAATTATTTTCATTAGCAAATTCATTAACTGCTACTATCCACCATTTACCTCCAGCTTGGAATAATCTGCAACCAAAAGATTGTACAATATTAGATAATACATCAAAAGAACTTATATAAGTTATATCTCTATCTATAAAAGTTCTATATGGTAAATATGTTTGATTAAATGGCTCACTATAAGAATGAATTGCTCTATCTTCCATACCATCAGCAAAATATGAACATACTGTCATAATGTTTGGATTATTAGGGAAATCTACACCATTCAAACATAATCTAATAAAATATAATAAACTATTTAAAGAATTTGTATCAATAGAGGCATCTATTGGTAATGGAATGCTTTTTAATAAACCTAATCCATCAATAGCATTAAAAAATAATTCCTTTCTTCCTGTTGTATAACTTATTTGAACATTATCTGATAATGCCCATCCACACCATTCTAAATCATTATCTAAATATAATTTAGCAAAATACTTTCTATCATTTAATGTAGTAAAATCAGGGATATTAGCTAAATCATCTGTTACATCTAAAACAACATTTAATTGACTTGCATATACAGATTCAAATGGATCATCTGAATTAGGTATATATTCAAGATTAATACTTACTCCTTGATATTCAATTAAGCTACCAATATAAGAATCTTCTTGCAAATATAAATAAGCTATTTTGCCTGTTTGAGTAGCAAAAGTTGCTTTATATTTATTTTGATATGCCATATTATCTTCTTAAAGTTAAATTACTATTTGCTCTTTGAGTTGCTAATATTAAATCACTGCCTCTTAATATAAATTGTCCACCATTACCAGAAGAACTACCACTCATTGCTCCAGCATTAAAAGAAGTATTTAAGAAACTTGCTAACTTACTTAAAGGCATAATTGCCTCACTTTCCCCACCTTCTCCAACCATTGCAAGAGTTGGTTTGCTTACTACTCCTCCATTAGCAAATCCTGCAAACAATAAATCTGATGCATCTGATGCTGCTTCTACAGTACCACCTGCACCACCTGTTAAAGCATTCATAATTGCTTTGAATATTAATGCTTGAATAACTGCTGCTGCAATTTGCTTAACTAAATTCTTAAACATATCTCCTAATGCTTCCCCAACACTCTGACCTTTTTCCATTGCATCAAATAACCCCATAAATGCATTAGTAACAGTACCTGCAATCTGATTAGCAAAACTTTCATAATCAGCTTGTTGCTTTTTTAATATTTTACTTAGTTCTTTTTCTTTATTAATTTCCCCTCTAATAAAAATAGCATTAGCTTCTTTATCAAGCATCTGCATTTCTCTTGCAGTTCTTCTAGGGTCTAATACTTTTTCTCCAGCTCCTGTATATTTATCAGTAGTTCTATTAGAAGTATCTTTAAATATATTTGATGTATCTAATTCAGCACGACTTACTTGTGGTTTACCACTTAAATATTTATCATATATAGCATTTTCTTGCTGCAATACTTTTTGTAATGCTGCTTCTGCTGCTGGACCAGATATTCCAGCAATTGTCTTAATAGCTTTATCTATTGCATTCAATTGATTTAAAGCAAAAGAATCTTGTCCAGAAACTGCAAATAGTTTATTAGCTTTTAATAAATTTTCCCCTTGTAAAAGTTCTTTATTTAATTGTTGTAATGCCCTATCAAGTTCACTAATCTTATTTTGTTTATTATCAACTTTTTCAAATTTTGATAATTCTGTATTTAAAAATACTACACTAGCTTTAAATTTAGCAATATCTGCATCTACTTTGGCAAAATCTTTTTCATATTTAAGATTTACTTCATCTTTTTGTTGTTGTACTGAAGAATATACTGTAACTCCTTGATAAATAGCTGTTGCTTTAGGTTTAGTTATTTTATCTAATTCAGCTTGTCTTTTTGCTGTTAATCTTGCTTTTTCTGTTAATGCTAACTCTAATTGTGCATTATTATTTTTCTCCTTTTCAATTACTTCATATTGTATTTTTGCATTTGTTAATGCATCTTGCATTGCCTTATTATCAGACTGAAGTGTTAATTTATTAATAGCATCGCTATCTGAATATAATTTTTTTAAAGCGTCTAATGCGGTTTGTCTTTGTTCTATATCAGCTTTAGAACCAATTATACCAATTAATACTTGTGCTTTAATTTCTTTAGCTTCAGATTTACCTACTATCTTGAATAATTCTTCATTAAGAGTAGCTATCTTTTTAATAAAATCATCTAATTCTCCAGATGCACCTTTAAAGAAATTACCTATTTCTTTGCTATATGTTGAAAGTAAAGCAGATAATAAACCAATTGCAACACCTATACCTGCTGGTCCCATTAGCCCTTGTGCCATTGCAGCTAATGCTTTCTTAGTCCCACCTTCGGTAGCAGCTAATCTTTGGAATGACTCAACCATAGGGTTTAAGTTATTCGCAATACCCATCATACCATAAGGAGCATCCTGAGCAATTCTAGAGAAGTTTATAAGAGATTGGGTAGCATCACCTGCTGGTTTACCTACTTTTTGTAATGCTTGTCCGTATGCTGATATTTGAGTATTTAAAGACTTAATTTCAGTATTGAGCATACTAATCTCAATAGTATTGGTAGACTTTTTTAATTGTGCCTGAAATTGTCTAAGTAGGTTTTCGGCTTTTTGCAGTTCAGATTGCATCTCTGCAACATCCATCCCAACTTTTACATTAAAACCAATATTCTCTGCCATCTTATTTTAATTTACTCCATACAATTTTAATGTCCTTGCTAATTGGTCATCCGTTAACAACTCTTTTTCTTCTTCTATTTCTAAATCATCAATCGCTGGTATATGCCAAAATGCTTTTAATGATTTAGGCGATTTTTCTGCACAATTACTTAGGTATATAATATAGGCAAGGTTTCTAGTCCTTGCCCATTGATTTAATTCTTTCCTTTCATTACCTAATACGATAATTGAAAAGTCCTTCCAAGTAATATCCCAAAACTCATTGGGTTTTACCCCACATTCAGCAGCCTTAACTAAGACATCATCCCAACTTAGCTTTATTAGGCTTTTTTTTTTCTTCTTTTACTTCATTAGATACATTTAAAATTGTTTTATCAACTATAAATTTAATGAAGTCAACTAGCTGACCATCCGTTTTAAATACTCCTCCAATTTCATCAATCCATTCGCATACATCATTTTCTGTGTATTCTATTGGTATATTGTTTTTAATACAAGCAGCTTCGTAACCACATAGTACTAAAGAAATTAAAGTATTTATATCCGTTCCAGCCTTTGTCATAAGGTCAAAATAGCCACTAATATCTGTGTTGTTTTTAGTGGTAAATAAACGCATCGCCAAAGTACCCCAATTAAGGAGTATAGTTTTGTTGTTCAGTCTTAATTCAAACATAGGTTATTGTTTATGCAGTTGCAGTTTGTGTTAATGGTGGTACAGTTACTACAAAAGTCGCAGAAAATTTAACATCATCTTTATCAGCTGCATTTACATCAAAGTTTGAAATAAATACTACACCTGAATAAACAATATCACCTGTACTTGGAGTTGCTTTACCCATCTTCATTGGGAATGATGTTCTTGCAGCGTGAGCAGCATACAATTGCTCATAAGAATCCTTACTAGGAGTTCCTGTTTCATCAATTGCAAAACCATCACCTTTAAATGATTGAGTAAATGATGGACCAGCTTGATATTGGTCACCACATTTAGAAGTTGCATCAATAGTGTTTACTACTGAAGTCATTGAGTTAGTTGTAAGACAAGCAACAGGTTTAAATGTTCCGCTGTCGTCTATGTCAGCTAAAAGGATATAATCTCTTGCTGATACTTTTGTTTCTGCCATTTTATTTAATTTTGAGTTA